GCCAGGTGGCCGTGATGGAGGGCCAGCTAGAGCTGGAGGTCCTGAAAGAGCAGAACCGCATGATGCTGGAGATGCAGAAGCAGGAGTTCGACGAGGAGACCGAGGAGTCCCGCCTGGTCATGGAGGCGGAGAAGACCAAGCACGATATGAAGATGCGGGACGCCGAGTTGCAGCTTGAGCGCAGCCAGAACCGGAACGTGAGCATCGGGAGCTAACGTGAGCAAGTACGACAAGTGGATCGAGTACAACCTACAGAGGCGAGAGCGGCAGCGGTCTAAGGACCGCGCCGACGGCCTCAGAGAGTACCTAGAGTATCGGGCGGCGAAGAACGCGCCTCCCGAGCCCGAGGTGAAGAAGCCGGCCAGGGCCGGTAAACCTAAACGAAACCAACCAGACGATTGGAGTTTCCTTAATGAGTGAACAAACCGACCAGGCCATTGATACCCGCGAACTTGGCGAAGTCCAGCGTGAGGCGGAGGCCGCAGCCGCAATGTTGAACAGCGAGGTGTTCAACATCGCATTTCAGAGCATGAACCGTCAGATCATAGACCAGATTCTCACCAGCCCGCCCGAGGCCCATGAAGAGCGCGAGCGCCTCTACATGATGTTCAAGGCTGGCCAGGTCTTCGTTCAGCAGTTCGCTACGATGATTAACAACCTTGAGTTGCGCAAACAACAGCAAGAACACTAAAATTAGGAGTGCAGTGCTATGGCTGACGAACAACCCGTCGCGGATTCAGCGCCAAGCGAGATCGACCGATTAGCGGCCCTGCTGGCCTCAGAAGATGAGGGACCCAGCGAGGTTGAGGAAGGCGATCAAGAGGTCTCTCTGGAGGCCGACGAGGAAGTAGCGGACGAGGTCGAAACCGCTGAAGGCTCGGAGGAGGTCGAAGACCCAACCGAGGAGCCCGAGGAAGAGACCGAGGAGAAGGTTCAAAGCTTTGAGGTAGACGGGCAGGAAGTAACGCTCGATGAACTCAAGCTTGGCTATCTCCGACAAGCCGACTACACGCGGAAGACGCAAGCGGCGGCGGAACAGCGTAAGGCTGCTGAGGCTCAGCAGCAAAACTACGAATCCTCCCTGCAATCGCTTCTCGCCGCTGCCGGTGCCGACCTATCACGCTTTCAAGGTGTGAACTGGGAAGGACTGGCGGCACAGGACCCTGGACAGTACCAGCAGGCCAAGGCGATATACGAGCAAGCGCAATCGACTTACAACCTCATCCGAGGACAAGCCGAGCAGCACATGACTCAGATGCAGCAGCGAGCCCAGGCGGAGCTTAAAGAGCGCGCCCAGGAGAGCTTAGGCATTCTGAAGTCCACGATCCCGAACTGGTCTAACGACCTTTACTACGAGATCGGGGACTACGCCCAGAAAGAACTGGGCGTGTCCAGCGATGAATTCAACAACATCGCTGACCACCGCTCGATCACCGCCATGTGGAAAGCCATGCAGTACGACAGGGCCAAAACGGTGACCGCCGAGAAGAAGGTTAAGGCGTCACCACAAAAAACTTTGTCGGGCTCTAAGGCTGACGCGAACAAGGTCAACTCGGGCGAAAGCTACCGCAAGGCGCGGGACAACCTCCGAAAGACCGGCTCCATGGACGCGGCAGTACAGGCCCTCTTGAACCGTAAGGGGTGATCCAAATGGCCAACGTAACTGGCACTTATAAGACCTACGATCAGGTAGGCAAGAAAGAAGACATCGAAGACATCATCTACGACATTTCTCCGACGGATACGCCGTTCATGTCGTCGATTGGTGCTTCTACCGCCAACGCAACCCTGCACCAGTGGCAAGAAGATAGCCTCGCGGCTGTCGGCACCAACGCTGCTGTTGAAGGCGCGGACGCAGGCACCTCCTCTGTCGATACGACGACCATCAAGACCGCCAACACGCAAATCTTCACCAAGGTTGTGCAGGTTTCCGGCACCGCCGAGGCAGTTGGCAAGTACGGTCGTTCCAGCGAACTGGCTTACCAGATCGCTAAGAAGGGCAAGGAAATGAAGCGTGACATCGAGCACGCCTTCGTTGGTGCCAAGCAAGCCGGCACGGCAGGCGACGGTTCCACCGCTCGCCAGCTCACTTCGTACCACGCCCAGATCGCAGCAGCGACGACCAACGACAACGGCGGCACCGACCGCACGTTCACCGAGGCGCTCCTGCTCGACAACCTCCAGGCTGTGTACGAAGAGGGTGGCAACCCGAACCAGCTCCAGGTGACGCCGTCTCACAGCGTGATCGTGGCTGAGTTTGCCGCTGCCTCTGGCCGCCGCCGTGACTTCGGCGAAGGCCGTCGCTTGGTGAACGCGGTGGACATCTACGTTTCGCCCTTCGGCGAAGTGTCTGTTGTCGCCAACCGCTTCCTCGACGCTAACAGCGCCCTGGTTGTGGACACCGAGTACTGGTCCCGTGCAGTGCTCCGCCCGATGCAGACCATCGTTCTGTCGAAGACGGGCGACAGCGACAAGCGTCAAATGCTCACCGAGCTGACCCTTGTGTGCGAAAACTCCAAGGCCTCCGGCCTGATCGACGACCTGACCGCCTAAGTGCGGTTCTGAGGGGCGGCCCTTCGGGGCTGCCCCTTCTCCGCTAAGAGGTGGCTATGTCTGAACTGAGAGAAAAAATCGTCCTCGACCGCACTGAGGACAAGCTGCACATCGCGCATGAGCAGGATGTCTCCGACATCTTGGACAGCAACCGTGCCAGCGCAAACGCCAAAGACAAGCACGCCAAGTGGAACGACTTTGAGCGTGTGGCCAGCATTCCGGCCGTGGTCGTTATGGAGTGGATGAAGGAGGGCATCAACGTGATGGCCCCTAACGCCGACGACAAGCGACGCATGAAGGCCAAACTCAACTCTCCTGAATATGCGTACCTGCGCACGCGAGGTGGCCGGCTATGAGTCTGTCTAACTATGCCGGTTTGAAGGCGTCTGTCGCCAACTGGCTCAACCGCACCGACCTCAGCACCGAGATCGTGGACTTCATCGAGCTGGCGGAGAACCGCATCTCGCATGAGCTGCGCATCCCCGCGATGGAGAAGACGATCCTCCTGAACGTGAGCAGCGAAGGCTACGCGGTGCTGCCGAGCGACTTCCTAGAAGCCAAGGACGTGTTCTGGAACTACGAGCCGCTGGACCGCATTACCCCGGCGCAGCTCTACCGCATGGTGGATCGCAGCGGCGTGGCCCCGGAGTTCTATGCCCGGGAGACCTACCGGCTGAAGTTCTACCCGACCCCGACGGTCACCGCCTCCGACGAGATGCGGATGATCTACTACTTCGACCCGGGTCGCCTGACCGACGCGGCGCCTACGAATGTCCTGCTTTCCACGGCTCCCGAGCTTTTCCTGTTTGGCGCGCTTGTCCAGGCTGCTGTGTTTCTCGGCACCGACCTCGCGCAAAAGGATGCCTGGGAGGCCGAGTACCAGACCGCGCTCGCGCGGCTGACCAAGCACGCCCGCGAAGCTGAGTTCGCCGGCGGCACCCCCATGGTTCAATCAGGGTACTAAACGATGCCTAGCTTTTATGGTGAGAACCCGCCCGACACCGAGGTCGGAACGACTGACGCGACCGAGAGCCAAGTCTCTGAAGACGCGGTGACCGAGACCGATACCTCTGGCGGTTTTTACCAGGGAAGCCCTGAACAGACGACCACCGAGGCGTATGAAGCTGATGCTCGCGCTGCGCGAGACGCTGCCCTAGCCGCCCAGGAAGCTGCCGAGGACGCGCAGACTGCGGCTGAGGCGTCTGAGTCTTCGGCCTCCAGCAGCGAGGCTAACGCGGCCTCCAGCGAGGCTGCGGCCGCCACGTCGGCCACCAACGCATCAAACAGCGCCTCGGCTGCGGCCGGTAGCGCCACCACGGCCGCTACCCAGGCGTCGAACGCATCAAGCAGCGCCACGGCGGCTGCCGCCAGCGCCTCTGCTGCGGCCAGCTCTGAGTCCGCTGCGGCCAGCTCCGAGACGGCGGCTGCGTCTAGCCAGACCGCTTCCGCTGGCAGCGCGGCCGCTGCCGCGTCAAGCGCTGGCACCGCCAGCACCAAGGCCAGCGAAGCTGCAACGTCCGCCACCAACGCTGCCGCCAGCGAGTCCGCTGCGGCGTCAAGCGAGTCCGCTGCTGCTACTTCCGCTACTCAAGCGGCGGCCTCTGCGACCAACGCGGCGTCCAGCGAGACGGCAGCGGCTAGCTCCGAGACGGCAGCGGCCAGCTCCGAGTCCGCAGCCAGCACCTTCGCATCGAACGCGGCCAGCTCCGCCAGCGCGGCGTCATCAAGTGCGACGGCTGCTGCGTCTAGCGCGACGGCTGCGGCGTCAAGCGCCACCTCTGCCGGCGCCGCCCGGGACGACGCCCAGGCGGCCCTGGACAGCTTTGACGACCGCTACCTGGGCGCTAAGAGCAGCGAGCCCACGGTGGACAACG